GTGCGCTGCTTCGAATTCCATGAGGTGAATATAGGACGCTTAAATCGATTTGTGCAGTGCAATGTCCACATGGAAGATATGCAGTTTGCGCAACGCATCGGCATGCGCCGCCGCATCGCGTTTCTGTCGGCACCCGGCTGTAAAGAGGGCAATCCTCCCGTTCGGAGACAAGCCGGATAAGGGCAACGGGCGCGAGCATTTTCCCTTTGATCCGATGAAAACGAGTGATATAGAGACGCCGCGCTCGGGAAGCCCCTGAACCTTTCGCACGGCCCAAGAAATATCTGCGGCATTCCGCTGGTGAGATCTTGTGAGGAATGCGATTGGGCGGTGCGATCGTCTGAATGCGGGTATGGTGAAATTGGTAGACACGCCAGATTTAGGTTCTTCCGTGTTTTCTCTCCGGTAAAGAAGACAATAAACTCAAGGTCCTAGCAAACCTTGGGTTTTTCTTTGCCCTAAATATCTTCTGTATCGGAGAGACTGCGATAGCGGAGTGCCACGTTTTCTGGAGGCTAATCAGATGGAAATAAAGGATATTCTTGCGATAATCGGAACGGTGGCGATTTGGTTCGTTGTGACAATGGCACTCCTCGGGATGACCCTGGTGCCTCTGTCCCTTTTCCTGGAGCAGCAGTGGGAACTGTATCTCCAGCGCCGAAAGGATCGCAAGCGGAGAGAACGAGCAGAACGTAACGCGCTGAAAAAGCTGGAGAATTGAGAAGATCGCTCCGCTAACGGAGGAATTACCCCTCCATACAGCACATTCGAACAACCTTCGAGCAACGATGAGGCTTGAATGATTACCGAAGACCTATACCAGACCGAGCTTGCCCTTGAGGAAGAAGCTCGGGGCCTGACGATCCAGCGGTTCCACAGAGAGCATCTCAAGGGAACCTTAGAGGAAACCTTCAGTGAGACCTTTCTTGGTTCTCATCTAATCGGAAACTACCTAGTCCCTTACACTCAGGGCATCTCTGAGTGGCTAAGGGCCTCCAATTCAGGCAAGGCAGGAAGGCGTAGTAGAGCTGCTGTCTTGATCGAACACGTCGATCCGGCGCTCCTCGCCTTCCTGATGCTGAAAGCCATCCTCAACAAGGTGGGTGTCTACCACGAGGGCAAGTCTTGCTCGTTCACCGGCCTAGCCATCTACGGCGCGGGTCTGGTGCACGACGAGCTCCGCCTCCGGGAGTTCGACGCCGAACACGCCAAGTTGTCTAAGCGCATCCACGCCGACTTCGCCAGCCGCGAGCTGACCAGGTCGAAGCGTGAGGAGTACATGCAGAAGGTCTTCGAGAAGCACGACATGGAATGGTCGGTGTGGACGAAGACCGAGATGGTGCAAGTAGGCACGGCGCTCCTGGATGTCTTCCGGGCCGTCACGGGTGACATCGAGATCATCACCGAGGGAAGCGGCAAGGGGAAGCGGGACGTCGTCCAGCCCTCCCTCGGCCTCCTCCAGGCGGTCGAGATGACCTCGGATCACTGCGAGGCTCTCTTCACCACCTACTTCCCGACCGTCATACCGCCCCGTCCGTGGTCGGTGGACACCCTGGAGACCGGAGGCTACCACAGCCACCACGTCACCCCGTATCCGCTCGTGAAGGCGTCCAAGAAGGCGTACCGCACGATCCTCCGGGATGCCGTGGAAGCCGGAAAGGTGTCTCGGGTCCTCCAGGCCGTGAATGGCCTCCAGGACACCCGGTGGTGCATCAATGTCCGAGCTCTGGACGCCATCGAGGCTGTCTACGAGCGCAACATCCCTTGCGGCAAGCTCCCCCGAGCCGACCGGAAGATACCCGACCCGCCGCCGAAGTCGCTGGAGGGCCTGGACATTGACCACCCTGACGTGAAAGCCTACCGCGTATACTGCTTCGGCGTTCATGAGAACAACCGGCGCATCATTGGCAAGCGCGTCATGGCGCAGCGAGCCTTCCACCTGGCCCGTAAGTTCTCTCAGTTCGAGGCCATCTACTTTCCACATGACCTCGACAGCCGGGGCAGGGCTTATCCCAAGCCGTCCGGCCTTAACCCTCAAGGACCCGATTATGTCAAAGGCATCCTTCAGTTTGCGGAGGCCAAAAGTCTCGGGCAAAGCGGCCTCTTCTGGCTGGGAGTGCACGGAGCTAACTGTTATGGGGAGGACAAGCTACCTCTGGACCAACGCTCGACTTGGGCGCGAGATAATTTGGAGCTCGCCCGACGTGTGGCCCGGAACCCACTGCAAGAACTCTCATGGACTCGATGTGATAACCCTGTCCAGTTCCTCGCGTGGTGCTTCGAGTGGGCAGAAGCCCATTCCCTCCAAGACCCGACCACGTACCGGTCGCGACTCCATGTAGACCTCGATGCAACCTGCTCCGGCCTCCAGCACTTCTCGGCTATGCTCCGGGACAAGGTTGGCGGCTTCCACGTCAACATGACGCCCAACGATGTCCGCCAGGATGTCTACGGGGCCGTCGCCAAGGAAGCGATCAAGCTGATCGATGCTGACGAGGACGAGGAGAAGGTAACCCTCGCCGACGCCTGGAGAACCTTCGGGATGACCCGGAGCACGACCAAGCGATCGGTGATGGTCAAGCCCTATGCTGGCACCCGCCAGTCTTGCACGAACTATGTCTCCGAAGCCGTCGAGGACGCCCTGAAAGATGGCGTAGCCCTCCCGGTTCCCCGAGAGCTCATGTGGGAGTTCAAGATGTACGGGGCCGACAAGGTGTGGAAGGCAATCCCAAAGGTTGTCGTCGCCGCAGACGGGGCCATGCAATGGCTCATGGCGATCTCACGCCTGGTCGGTAGGTCACAGCCTAGCCAACGCCGGATCGAATGGGTGACCCCCCTGGGGCTCCCGGTGCACCAGTACAAGTTCGACACCCGGTCCCGCAGGGTCGAGACGTTCTTTGATGGCGCTCGCATCCAGCCCCGGATCACCGAGGACCTCGATAGCCTCGATCCGAGACAGATGGCTACCTCGGTGGCCCCCTCGTTCGTCCACTCGCTCGACGCTTGCCACCTCCAGGCAACCCTGAGTGCCGCTATGGACGATGGCATGACCTACTTCGCGGCTGTCCACGATAGCTTCGGGGTCCATGCTGCCGATGTCGAAAGGTTCACCAGGATCATCCGAGAGCAATTCGTTCAGATGTACGAGGAGCACGACGTCCTGGCCGAGTTCCTGGAGACAGCCTCGCCGTTGATCCTGCCGGAACTTCGGGAGGAAATCCCGACGTTACCCCCTAAGGGCTCCCTGGACCTCCGGGGCATCCTTGAAAATCAGTTCTTCTTTTCCTGAAACAATCTCTACGATAACGGAGATAAAGTATGACCACCTTCAAGCCAGGTGATAAGGTTCGCGTGAACCCCACGCAGGAAAATATCACGTACTTTCGGGCCAACGCTCCCGGAGTGAGTATACAAGACCCCTTCACGGTAAAAGAACAGAGAGGGTACCTTTTATCATGCGAGGAACTTGCGCAGAGACACTACGCTGACAGGTTCTATCTCGTCTCACCACCGGTCGCTGAGAAACCCCGCCAGCTCCTCACGGTTCTCCAGATGGATCGGGCTATCGCCGCCGCTGGCGGGACCCCGAGTGTCCTCGAAGAGTACCTCGATCGGCCACTCTCGGACTTCATCCAGAACGTCATGGCCCCGAACAGTCTCACCCTCAAGTACAAATAACGGGAGACCACGCAGATGCGTGCTTTGATCCTGGCGGCACTCTCCGCCCTGGTAATGACAGCATACGCATACGCAGCCCCTATACCGCCGACCTACACGATCTCCGAGGATTTCGGAGGCCGCCTGGACGAATACGAGCACAAGTACAACCGGTGGTCCCGCGAGGGTGCCAAGGTGATCCTCGACGGCATCTGCGGGAGCGCCTGTACGGTGGTCCTCAGTACCAAGTACAACCTGGATGTCTGTGCGACGGACAGGGCCGAGGTCCTCTTCCACATGCCCTTCATGCTCGACAAGCACATGAAGCTCGTGGACACCCCGTACAACCGGGCACTCGCGATGGTGATCTGGCACGACCATTTCCTGCGGGTCCTCCCGCCCAAGATGGCGGCTGTACTGGAGAAGAAAAAGATACCGAGCGTCTACGAAGGCGCTGAGTACAACGAGATGATCGGATGGAAAGCCCCCGATCTTTTCAAACACGTCAAACCCTGTAACTAATTCTCTACGATAACGGAGAAATAACCATGTTCAGCCCGACTACCTCGTCTGCCCTCAAGGACCTCACGAAGTCCCTCGCGAAACTTCGCGCCGCCGCTTCCGCCGCCAACCGCCGCAAGGAAGCCGCCGATCGTCTTATCTGCGACCTCGTCGCCAAGTCCGAAGCCGAGAAGGCCGAGGTCGACCACGCCCTCCGCGTGGCTAGTAAGCTGTCCGATCTCCTCGCCTGATCCCCCAATACCCATACCTTTTTTCTAATCCCTCCGATAACGAAGGAAATTCAATGACCCCGACTGCACAGATGAAAGCCATCCGCTCGAACACCCGCTACGTGGAGGCTTCCGTCCACTACAACCGCCGCAAGTTTGACAAGAAATACGAGGTTGTCGCTCGCCTCTACGACGACGCCCTCGAAGACCTCGGCGTTGCCATCGGCGGGGAAGTTGTCCTCGACGTCCGCGAAGACCGCCACGACGCCCTCGAAAGCGTCCGCTTCTTCCGTAACCAGGGCTGAGGTGGACCATGCGAGCACGTCGCTGCCCCGGTTGCGGGGACCGTTTCTACCACAACCCAGCCGAACCCAAGAACACCTGCCAGAACTGCGCGGGGGAATACGATCCCACGAAGCAAGCGCAGGAAGACGCGGCGAACATCGCCCGTGTCAACGACTTCCGGGTCCTCGGCAATCGTAAGCAGACGGTGGACCTGAAGACCCTTCAGGACGCCCAAAAGGCCGCGTCAGGCGATGACGTGGCGGAACCCAATCAGGTGGCCGCACCGGCTCCGCGAGGCAAGAATGCAAAGAGTTAACCTTCCCTTCTTCGTCACCCGAGTCGATAGCGCCGCCCAGTACGTGGATGACTTCGGCGACCTGCTTGATCTGATCGTGGACCAGTCCGTGGACGATCCTGATTACCAGACTTTCTCCGAGGCGCTCCAGGACGACTGGAACGACGAGGACCACCGCCTTGAAGTCTTCGGCCCCCACTTCACCGAAGAGACCCTCAAGGACACGCTCGACCTCTGCGAGGCGGTCGAGGCAATGAACAAAGGCTACATTCTCTAAATGGCAAATCCAGTCCTGACACTCACGAAGGGTGTCGCAGTCTATCCGGCACTGAACCGCCCGGACACCAAATTCGATGAACTCGGCCAGTACAAGGCTGATGTCAAAATGAGCGCCGAGGATGCCGCTCCCTTCATCGCACGTATCCAGGCGGTCGCCAAGGAACACATGGGCAAGGTCCTTCCCAAGGCCAAGAACTCGGCCTTCGAGATGGTCCTGAACGACGACGGCGAGGAGACCGGAGAGGTCCTCTTCAAAATCCGAGTGAAGAACAAGCTCCGCAAGTCTGACGGGAAACTGTGGGACCGCCGACCGCTTATCATTGATGCCAAGAAGAATGACCTCCCGGTGGATGTCGCCATCTGGGGCGGCACCACGATGCGGGTGCAGCTAGAGGTTTACCCGTGGAACACGGGGGCCAAGAAGGGCATCTCGCTCCAGCCGATCATGGTCCAGGTCATCGACCTGAAGACCGGGGGTGGCCGAGGTGATACCGACGCCTTCGATGAAGAAGACGGTTACGAGGCCGAGGAAGAGAACACGGTCAACAAGAACGCCTTCGACAACGAGGACGATGATGCAACCGTAGATACGGGGTCGGATGACTATTAACAGTCACCGGTTCCGTTCCGGCCTGGAACGACAGGTGGCCCGTCAGCTAGAGCTGGCGGGTCGCCCCTACGGGTTTGAAGAAGACAAGATCGACTACGTCAAACCCGCGAAGAGGGCCAAGTACAACCCCGACTTTCACGTCATCAAAAAGCGTGATGGGTCCAAAATGTACATCGAGAGCAAAGGCCGCTTCCTCACCGAGGACCGGGCCAAGCATCTCCTCATCCGAGATCAACATCCCGAGTTGGACATCCGCTTCGTGTTCCAGAACGCGAACGCCCGGATCAGTAAGACCTCGTCCACCACCTACGCCCGGTGGTGCACCGACAAGGGCTTCAAGTTCTCCGACAAGGGCATCATCCCAAAAGACTGGTTGAATGAATGAGAGTACTCGTTGCCTGTGAATACTCAGGCCGGGTCCGGGACGCCTTCGCTGCGCTGGGACACTACGCCCTTTCCTGTGACCTACTCCCTACGGAAGCAGAGGGAAACCACTACCAAGGCGATGTATCGGACATCATAAACGACGGCTGGGACCTCATGGTTGCCCACCCGCCCTGCACGGACCTCGCGGTCTCCGGGGCTCGCCACTTCGCCGCCAAGATCGCCGATGGTCGCCAGCAGAGAGCCTTGGATTTCGTCCAGTTCCTCATGGATGCCCCCATCGATCGCATCTGCATTGAGAACCCCATCAGCATTATCAGCAGCCGCATCCGCAAGCCTGAGCAGATCATCCAGCCGTGGCAGTTTGGTCATCCTGAATTCAAGGCGACGTGTCTCTGGCTCAAGGGTCTCCAGCCGCTCACCCCGGTTAACCCATTGGTTCCTCCTACAAAGCCCACAGGTTTCCTTACTCCCGAGGAATATGAGATCGCGTTGAAAGAGTGGCGGGGATGGAACCGAGTTCATCAGCTTCCCCCCGGTCCCAACCGGTGGAAGGAGCGCAGCCGCACCTTCGAGGGTGTCGCCGCAGCGATGGACGACCAGTGGGGACGTGAAGAACTCAAGGCGGTTGCATGAGCGAAGCGATCCAGACGCACCAACCGTGCGACGATTGCGGCTCCTCAGATGCCCTCACGGTCTACGCCGACCACACATATTGCTTCTCCTGTGAAACCCGAAGGAACACCGATGGCGAATCCAGTCCTGACCATCATTCCCATTCTGATAGCGATGGATCGAACAAAGCCCTATACCGGTGCACCTACTCGGCACTCGCCAAGCGCAACATCACCGAGGAAACGGCGAGATTTTGGTCCTACGGTCGTACTGATGCTCTCGGGCGCAGTGCTGTCCACTGTGCTAATTACCTTGATCTTAATCGGCAAGTAGTTGCCCAGAAATTAAGGCTGCCTGACAAGACCTTCCCCTGGACAAACCGAGCGGCCTTCAAGGGTCTCTACGGCCAGTGGCTCTGGCGGGACGGAGGCAAGCAGGTGGTCATCACCGAGGGCGAGATCGATGCCCTGAGTGTGTCACAAGTCCAGCAGAACAAGTGGCCCGTGGTGTCCCTCGTGGACGGCGGGGGCAAGAACGCCGTCAAGCCGATCAAGGAAGCCTACGAGTGG